CCTAGTTTGATTTTTGCTAAGTCATCAAATGATAGTGAGATGACGTGTGTGTAGCCAGAAGTACCAGCTTCATTTACAGTTAAACGTGCCATAATGTTATATCTCCTTGGTTAATTATGAAGGATCAACGATCTTACCGTGAGCACCGGGGTGGTATACACCAAGTGTCAAAGCACAATCAACGAAACCACGCTCACCGCCACCAAGATTAGGAAGACGTGTGCTTCCCATTGGTATTAGTTCGTGGATACCATAGTATTCAGGATTAACCATATAACCCATCATTCCTGCTGTACCAGCTTGAGTTGGCATACAGTCCGGGTTACCGTTAACGATTGAGACAATACCGTGGTCACTTTGATAGATATCAACGGACAATTTAATTTGACCACTGTTTCCATCGTAGTTAACTGCACGAATATTTTCTGTAGCACCAGCAGATATACGAGCGAAGTCACTTATATCTGAACGAAGAGTAGTATCAGCAATAAGCATAAGATCATTGCTTGAACCAGTTACAGTGAATATAGATGTAATTAAACCATTTAGTTCATCTTCGCTAAGAGAAGAACCAGCATCAACAACACTAGCAGCAGGTGTACGGAAATCAGCAGGAACATTTGCAGAACCAGCAGCATTTTGAATCCAGTCACCAAGACCACCAAGAGCATTGGATGTACCAGCACCATTTTCTGTAGCTTGAGTATTTGCAGAAGCAAGAGTTGCTTCGATGTCGCGCTTTAGCTCGCGGATAGCTTTTGCTTCAGCTTGAGCTATTTTAGCAGGACCAACGGAATCCACAGCTTCTTGTAAATCAGAAACCATAAAGTCACGGCGGAACTTTTGAACACGATTGCCAAGACGAGCGCGTCCTGCAAATTTGTCAGTAAAGGCTGTTACGTCAGCACCTTCAGAAATACCTGTAGTTACAGGTGCAGAAAGGCTGTCAACAGTCCACTCAACAAATGTTGAAGATGCACGTTCTTTATTGGCAGAAGAAAGAATAGGAGTTTCTTCAGGCGCAAGGATAGTTAAGACATCAGTCAAATCCTCACGATTAGAAACAGCCGATCCTGTATTTGTAGTATCGAATGTATTTGAGAATGCCATTTTATTAAATAATTGTAATGAGTTAGTTATGAGCGCGAGCTCATTTTAAGTTTACGAAGAGCAGCAAAATCTCTAGCACTACCCGTTTCTTTGAACCTGGTTTCTAATTCTTTTAGAGCCTTGGCAGTTCTTCCCATTCCCTTTTCGGATTGGGCAGCGGCTGGATTACCTGTCTTAGGAGGATTAAGTGTAGGAGCTTTTTTAGTTTCTACTACTGGCTTGCGTCCATAAATGCTATTTGTAGCGTGCGCGAACCAATAATCTAATTGAGCAGCAACATCTGGTGCTTCACGTTTTAATATAGTTTTTAATTTCTTAAATCTATTATCACTTATAGTAGCTTCGAATTGTTTGCGTAAGTCATTGTCCTCTCCATCTAACCAACTAAGATCTTTTCTAGCTTGATAGTTGAACATCTCTGTAAGTTGTTCTCCTTGCTCTTGAGCCTGAACTTTATTTAATTGATCAGGAAGAAAAGTTTTCTGTGCTTTTCTAGCTCTTAGTAAAGCCTGTCGAACATTCTTCTTTGTCCAATCCTTACCATCAATTGTAGTTACTACATCATCTGCGCCGTAGCCATCACTTTCAAAGATTAAGTTTTCAGCCCATTCAACTACTTGGTCAACCTCAGCGGCTTTCTGTTGTAATTTCTCAATAGTATCTAGATTTCCGTATGGATTGTTTTCTATCTTTTTTGATTCTAATGGGTTTGAGTTATCTTGAAGTTGTGCTTCTAACTGCATAAGTCTTTCTTCGGCGGCCTTACGCTTCGCAGTCAATTCACCAAATCGAGCTACAGCACGGCTACCTAACTTTTCAGCTAGTTCACGCAAATCCTCCTCGGACATATCGTCCAAGTCCAACTGTGAAAGAACATCTTCGGATTCTTGGGATTCCTCAGCGGCTTCTTCAGTTTCTTCGGTTTGGGATTCCTCCTGTACCTCTGATACTTCTTCTACCTCCTCGTTCTCCTGCTCAGGGGTTTCTTGGCTTTCTTCTTCCGTGGACTCTTCAGCCTTCGGAGTAAGTTGACCAATTCGCCGTTGAGCGAAATCCGTGACGGATATGTTTGTATTTACCGCTGAATCTATATCTGCCTCAGCGTCAGCAGTTGCTATTTCTTCTGTCATAATTTATCCACTCATTAACGCCGAGCGATGGCGATAGTTGCATTATAGCATATTGATTACATTCTATCCAAATGTTTTTTGGATAGCTCCTCCCAATTTACTAACTGGAGTATTTGGTCATATGTAATTATGCGACCAGAAACTTGTTGTATTCCATCCACAGATGATTCGTGTAACTCCTGGATGGTTTCTTCACGAAGATCGTGAATCATTTTTATAAATCTAGCAAATGCTTCGTAGTTATGAAGCGTTTTTATATCATCTTGTATTTGCATTATCTAGCTGCAGAACGCATTACATTAACCATTCTAGGGCCTCTGGATTTAACTTGCTTATACCAATTGCTATCAACCATTTCATCTGCAGCTGTATTATAATCATTGTTCATTAGTGCAGCTTTCATATCTACAAATTTATTTAATTTAGTCAAGCCTAGATTAAAAGCCATATCTACTATTGCCATTTTAACTGCTTCTGGCCTTCTTGCTAAATTTGGATCAAATTTTTGCGCATCATTAAAAGCCTGTGTTAAGCTATGATTATAAAGAATTTTAGTTTCTCTATCCGATAGTGGCCTACCATCAAATAACTCATTTATATCAATATTTTGTTGTTTTAAAAATCTACGATTCCCTTCATCTTCAAGATTAAATCCAATTCCTATTGTACGATTACCCGCAGTATCTTTATAAACTTGTGGTTTGTTTCCTTCATTTAGAGAAAACATATCAAAATAACTTTTAGCTCTTAAATCTTTTGTTCGTTGCGCAGCATAATTTGATGCACTTTGATTTAACTTAGCATTCATATATTGCAAAGCTTTTTGAGTGGGAGACATTTCTAGCATAATAAAACTATTGAGTGCTAATATTGCCCATTTGTGCCGGGGCTGTGCCAACTCTACCAATCTGTGCATTTTGTGATTGCTGTATTTGGAAAGTATATTGACCAATGTATTTTTCAAGTCTAGCACTAAATGCTTCATCGGATTCTAATCTTTCTGCAACATCAGGTTGTTGAGCGTACTCTTGAATAATTTGTAGTGCAATTTGTGCTCCAGCTGGTTTAGCAGGCATTTCAATACCAGCAAAGATTTTAGCTAGATCATCAGTAACTTGTTCAACAATTTGTTGTTGTGCGGATTCAACTGGTTGTAAAACAGCATCAGCCATAACTGGATCAATGCTTGCAGCAGCAATATCTAATAAACTATCTACATTTAAACGATTATTGGAGTTCAATGCATTTAAAGCTACGAACTGTTGTAGTTTCATTTCAACTGTTTCTGGATCAGTATTTTGAACATCAAAGTTAACTAGTATATCAAAATTCTCATCCGGGTTACCCTTATTAAATACTTGAGGGTCAGGTATACCAGTTACTCGGAAAAATATTTCATCTGGTCCAAATCTCTGGAAGCATTTGTACGCCATCTTAATTACCTCAGCTGTATGACTTAGGAACTTATCTACTAAAAATTGCTGCCGTACTTGGCTAATTTGTGAACCCTCGTCCAGTCCTACTAATTTATCTGCTAAAGTTAGTAAAGTATTTTCCATTTCTATTGAACCAGTAGGAGCTGGAGGAGTAGGAGCGAAGTCCAAATCTCCTTTACGACGATAAGGAATCATCCTACCCGGTCCCCAATCTTTGGGAGCTTGTCCTACTGGGTGAAGAATCGGAGGTAGAGTTGATAAACTATTTCTATCCACTCTTGAGTCACGCTCAACTTTTACTTGATTTTGTATACCACGTAGTATTGAAGGAACTGTAATTGTGTCATATAGACGTTTGCTATCCTCGGATAATTTTGTTACTACTACTGGATAGTCTTCGTAACCATTAAGTAGCTCAAATTTAGCGTATCCTTGTACCTCTTCATTACCGCTGAACTCCTTGTGAAATACTGTGCAATATATACCCTCTGCTCCATCCTCTTGGTCAATTAAGCGTTGATAAGCAAAACATATTTCAACTAATTCATCAGCTTCATAAGCATTATCAGTTAAGCTTATACTTCTTCTGCCTTCTTGTTCTCTTTCAATGGAGTCAATATTTACGCCTCTGTATTTAGATATAATATAATCCACAAAGCCTTCATCCCATCCATCGGTAACTACTTTATTTTCTAGTTCTTGAGGAGTGTAATAAGTTTTCCAAAAGCAGTAAGGTGCTCGTTGCGGATCAGTAACGTATGGAGGAAAAAAGAAATCACCATCAGGAGCAAGTGTTTTAACATCAGGAGCGTTAACTTGTCTACGAACTATAGGAAGTTCAGCCGTTCCATTTTTTCTTAGTTCACGTAAAGCCTTCTTGGCTCGTTTCTTTGTAGTCCCCTCAAAAGTTGCTTGAAGCAAGGCAGTTAGTTGTTCGTCATCCTTCCCATCCTGTATTGCTACAGCTACTTCGGGGCTAACCTGTGCAATCTGATTAAGATCCAATTGCTGAAGAATACGTCTATCCTCTCTTTGCCATCCTATATAGGTAATCAGTATACCTCGCTCAAGCAAATAATTTGCCCCGAGTTCCATTTCTCTATGAAACCTAGGAATATATCCAGATGATACCATCCATTTTAAAAATCCAGAAACTAAACGACTTCTAGCTATATCACCACTTTCTACTGGAAATGCTCTTACATTAGCACGATTTAAAGATGCTATGAATAAGGATACTAATCTAGTTATTCTTTCATCAATAAGATGACATTCCATATCTGATGCACCCTCCCAAGGAAATGCATCAGCTCCGTGCTTTCTGTGATCTCGACTCTTGCCGGGCCAGAAGTTTCTTCGATCATCATAAGATGTTCTGCATAAATCAAAATAAGCCTCCAGTTCCATAACCGTTTGGTCATAGGCTAGACGTAAAGTTTTAATATCCGGTTCGTCCTGTAAATAAGTCAGGGATTCGGAAACATTATCAGTTATCATTTTTTGGGATTAATCTTTTATGAACGGATTTTAACAACCGTATAGTATATGTAGATGATACGCCTATTGTATCACATAGCTGTGCATTTGTCATCTGAACAGATGTCTCGTGCATAACATATCTACGCAATATTTCCCAAGAGGACAATCTGTCAACTTGCTCTTTGCACCACTCGCGGTTTAATGTTATATCATCCTCCTTTTCGGACATATCTATAGCTAGTTCCTTTATCGTCCTCGATTGCTTCAAATGTTACTTGTTTGCCTATTAGTTTACCTTGCCACTTTCGAGGAATAAGTATAGGAACTTTTTTGCCTATCTCTTTATTGTGAACATAATTAAACTTAGGATTAGGGCATTCGTACAGAACTATACCTGAATAATGCTTGGGTATAATTTCTTCTATCATAAATGAATCCTCTAGAATAGCTGTGCCCTCTTCGGTGACCCACGTATTTCTACCTTTACCAGTTAGTGAACCCTCTGGTAATTTTTCTAATGCTATACGCATAGCTTCTTCGAACTCAACTTCTTGTTCCTCTGCGATCTTTACTAATTTCTTTTTTGGCATTAATAACCTCCTTGTGCTCTAGTTGTTGTTTGCATTTCGTTTGCT